ACATTGAAAAACAAACTTACTATGGTTGTGATTGGGGTTTGGTTGATCCATGGGGAATTGTTGAGGTTAAATATCATGATGGTAATTTATACGTTCACGAATTAAACTACAAATCAGAGAATGAACTACGTAGGAACTTAACCATAACAGAATTGCACCAGATCAACGCAAATCAGGATGAAGGATTAGTCAGTTGGATGTTTACAAAGTTAAACATACCTAAAGATAAAATCATTGTTTGTGATTCAAATAGGCCTACAAAGATAATAGCATTAAGGCGCTCGGGTTGGGAATATGCTGTTTCTGTAGGTGGTAAAACCAGACTATTAGACAGAATTGGAACAATGCAAGGCCTAAATGTTTACTACACTTCAACATCAAAAAACATTGAATTCGAACAGGAAAATTATAGTTATCAAAAAGATAGATTTGGTGTAACACTAGAAAATCCAGAGGATGGAAACGATCACTTAATCAATGCAATTGAATATATTGCACAAAAACTGTTTGAAATGAATATTATTAAAAATATTTAGTAACTTTGTGAAAATTTTATTATGGGATTCAATCTAAATTTTTCTTTTGGTAATAATGCGCCTCAAATTGTGGAGCGTGATTTGTCTGGTAATTTCTTTTATGAACTAATTAACCAAAATGCAAACGTCTCAAAGTTTCAAAATGATAAAGAAAAATTAAACGTAATTTTAACAAATCCAGCAGTATTAAAAGTATTTGCTTTGAACTGTGATTTATTTAGTTTAGGTAAAATCAATACACCAACAGAAACAGACTTTCTATATAGCCAAAGAAAAAAGCCAAACTTTAAACAGAACTGGACTCAATTCCTTTGGGATTATATGTTTTTTATGCAGTTGGGAACTGCATACCTTTGGACTCCAAACAATCAATTAAATGAAACATCACCAATTCAATGGCTTAACCCAGCTAATATTGAATTCGATAGTAATATAGTTGATAAATTAAATAGTCTTATTTTATCCAAGATAACTTATTCAGATATTGTAAAAGGCACCATTAAGTATAATATTGGTAATACATCAAGAGTTATTCCTATTTCAGAAATAACACCATTTTACGATCTTACAAATTCAGTATCTGATAACCATTTAAAAGGTGTATCCAGAATTGATGCTTTATATAAAATTATAGCTAATTCCGAAAATGCGCTTAATGCTAAAAATATCAATTTAGAGTTTAGCCAAAAATTTATTGCATCCGCTAAAAGTGAAAGCCTTGAGGGTGTTAATATGTCAAATGATGAGAAACGAAACATTGAAAATGTAGTAAGAAGTAATAAGAGCGTTCACGCAATTAAAAAGCCAATTGATATTAAACGCTTTGTTGATGACATTGCACGTTTAAAACTGGATGAATGTTTTTATAATGACTTCTTTATGATTGGATCAATGTATGGTATTCCGAGAGATATCCTTGAAGCTAATTTAAAAAGCAGTACATACGAAAATCAAGAGAAGGCAACAAATAGACACGTTGAATATGTTTTGAAGCCTAAAGGCCAGTTATTGACTGATTCATTAGAGGAAAAGTTTAATTATACTGAATTGTTCATGACTTGGGAACATTTAGCGTTTAATCAAGTATTTGAGAAGGAAAGGCAAGAGGTAATAAAATTGAAACTTGATAACAAAATTTTAGCAGATCAAAACAACATTAATATTGATGAGTTATGATAACCAAAGAAGAAATTGAGCAACTAAAAAAAGATAAACAAAATGAAAATACCATCATTCGAAAATAAGGAACAGGAAATTGATTTTATCATTAAAAATCAAAACAAACTGATCGCATTTAAAAAGGCATCATTTAAAAAAGCCGATACATTTTCATTTAGTCCAATTGAAACAACAAAGGCAATTGTTAATAATAAACCAGTTGAAGAAGCTGAAGAAGAATTGAAAGTTAAAGTTGTAGTAAATTCAACTAATTTTTTAGACTCTCACGGTGATGTTCATATTAAAGGTTTATGGAATAAGTCAATTAACGAAAACAAAAATATCGTACATTTGCAGGAACACTGTATGGAGTTTGACAAAATCATTGCAGATGGTACCGATTTAAATGTATTTACTCAACAATTTTCTTTTAAACAGTTAGGATTTGAATATGATGGTAAAACAGAATGCTTAATCTTTGAAAGTAAAGTAAAAGAGGATCGCAACGAGTTTATGTATGAACAATACTCAAAAGGATTTGTAAAAAATCACAGCGTTGGAATGTCTTATGTTAAAATGTTACTTTGCGCTAATAATCCAGCAAGCACACAAGAGTTTGAAAACTGGAATAAATATTTACCAGAGGTTGCAAATCAAGAAACAGCAATTGAAAAAGGATATTTCTGGGCAGTTTTAGAAGCAAAATTAATTGAAGGATCTGCCGTTGTTATTGGATCAAATCCCGTTACACCGACACTTGAAAATAATATGAAAGCCGTTAACACACTTTCAGAAAATGAGCCAACAGAGAATGTTACTCAAAAAATGAATGAACAAGAATTTAACAAACTATTAAACAAATTTTAAAATGATCACACAAGAACAATTAGACGCTTTAAGCGCAAAAGTTGAAGGATACAAAGCACAGGATGTTGAAGTATCTACATTAAAAGCTGAAATCGAAGCTTTGAAAGGTAAAGAAACTATTGAAAAATCAGTATTCGAAAACCTACAAGAACAAGTAAACCAATTGAAAGAAATGAAAGTAACTTCAACTGTTAAGACTATTGTTGACGAAATCAAAGAAAACAAAGAAACTTTGAGAGCTATTGCTAAAGGTGGAAACGCTGAAGTAGTTTTAAAAGCTGACACTTTGAGATCTTCTATTGCTACAAATCCACACGTTGCATTAGTTGATGGTATTGGTCAATTACAACGTAAAAAAAGAAGTCTTTATGAATTATTTCGCAAAATTCCTGTTGGTGCTGGTAACCATAATGGTACTATTGCTTATGTTGACTGGGATGAAGCTACTACCGTAAAAGCTGCCGCTTCTGTTGCTGAAGGTGTTGCATTTGCTGAATCAACTGCTAAATTCAAAGGTTATACATTAGCATTGCAAAAAATCGGAGATTCGCTTCCAGTATCTGAAGAATTTTTCAATGATGAGGTTATGGCTGCCGCTGAATTAGAAGTATTTTTGGATGCAAACGTACTTGACAAAGTAGCTTCTCAAATCGTAGTTGGTGATAACACAGGAACTAACTTAAAAGGTTTGATTACTTCTTCACCAGCTTACACGGCTGTAGCTTCTGGAATTGCTGACGCAAACATTTATGACTTGATCGCTAAAGTTTCTGAAGATATTACTTCTGTTGGTGGTGCAAAATACGCTCCAGATTTCGTTGCAATGAACATTGCAGATATCAACAAATTGAAATTGAAAAAAGACAGTACATATAACTATGTATTTAATTTTAACGATCCAAGAATTGGAGCATTAAATATCGTAGAAGATAACAACGTACCAGCAAACACACTTTATTTAGGTGATTCAAGATTTGCACGTATCTATGAAATGGGTGGTGTTGTTGTTTCTAAAGGATACAATGGAACTGATTTCGCAGAAGATATGTTGACTTTGAAAGCAAGAAAACGTTTAGCTTTCTTAATCCGTGAAGCTGACAAAACTGGATTTAGAAAAGTAGCTTCTATTTCTGCAGCATTAACTACATTGGCAACATAGTAGATGAAAAAAGTAGAGTTTATAAAAGACTTTGCAACTAAATTGAAAGGCGATGTTTGGGAGTGCGACTCCCAACTCGCTTCTCACTTGGTGAACATTGATAAAGTGGCTAAATATTACGAACCTAAAAGCAAAAAATAAATGTATTTAATTGACCAAACATATTTTATCAAAGAATTGAGTATTCCAAATCTTAACGAAATGGATTCTGATAATCTTACTGTATTAAATCAATATATTGATGAAAAATGTAGGGAATTATTACAAAATGCATTAGGATACGTTTTATTTAAAGATTTGGATAGTAAGATAACAAATGGAGTTCTAGATACATTAGCACCTCAAAAATGGCTTAATTTTGTAAACGGAACAGAATATACCAAAGAAGGTAAATTATACAAGTGGAAAGGCTTAAGATATACTGAAGGACTTTATAAGTCTTCATTGATGGCTAAATATACTTTTTACTCTTGGTTAAAAGATTCCATTTCTGTTGTTACTGGAACAGGCGAGAAGATGATTAATTCACAAAACGCTCAAAATGTTAATTCAAATCAACGATTGGTAACAGTTTGGAATGACTTTGTATCTGAATATCAAGGTACAAATACTTACTTTCCTACTGTATGGTATAAAGGAACAACAAAAGTTGTGGATTGGTTTGGAAGCGGTGAGCAGTTAGGATATGTTAGTTTGATTCAGTTTTTATCTGATCACGAAACAGACTATCCAGATGCAAATATGACCTTATTTAGAAATCAAAATCAGTTTGGATTATGATTGTAGTAGAGCATTATTTGCGAGATTTATTCGCACAGTTACCAACTATTCAAGGATTTCAACCAAAATTTAACTGGGGTTCACAGGATTCATTGAATTTGTATTTAGCACAATTAAAGCAAACAAATAAATACCCGTTAATATGGTTAGTTGAAAATGAGGAAAATGGGAACTTCTCTAAAAAAGGAGTTGAAAAATCTGTGAAACTAATTATTGCAAAACAATCCGTACACCAAACAAACACAAATCCTATAATTTGGGAAACAGAATTTAATGACGTATTAAATCCACTTGCA